AGGGGGGAGGGGGGGATACGCTCTACTCCTACATTTATAATACGGGAAAAAAGTAAATATGTAAAGTACTATGTGATTATCTAATTATGCAATAACAACGAAGTGTTACAAATAAACAAAACAATATGGCATCATTAAAAGCAACATTATCTTTATCCAGTACAGATGTTTCGTCTGACGTACTATCGTTCTCAGTGACTGACACTGCGAGTGTAACCGCACCTTTAGAAAACATGTCTAGAATAACAGCTACTAATGTTGGTAACGCAAGTATTATACTTCCAAGTGTAGATGCTACAAGATATGTTTATATAAAACACCTTGGATTAAACGCGGCTGGAGGATCTTCAGGCGCCGATCAAGTAAAAGTAGAAACAGCTGACGGTACGGAGATAATGCGTATATCAAAAGATGAGTGGGCATTTTTTCCACATTATGCAGGAGGAGCAGGCTTAATACAACTGGAAACAACAGCTAACACAGTACAGGTTGAATACGCTTATTTTACTAGATCATAAATAAATAAATATGGCTACATTAATACCAACAATATCTCTATCAAGCACGGATGCATTATCAGATCCGACATCATTTTCAGCAACAGGCAACTTGTCAGTATTGGGAGACGTGAAGAGAATTTCATACGTAATGGCAGCTACTTCTCAAGATATACTAGCTAATACTTACAATAAGTCATACGTGTTTATATGTAACAAAAGTACAACAGCTAACGAAATAATAACAGTAGGTAAAAAATCAACCGACGCTACTTGTGACTATAACAATAGCACAACCATAACAATGGATAGCACGGCTAATATTAGCTTTGGCATGTCTGTATCGGGAACTGGAATACCAGGTGGAGCAACTGTAGGGAGAATAACAAATGGAACTTCATTTGAGTTATCAGGCAGTACAACAGGTGGAGGAAAGACAAACCAAACGTTAACATTCGGAACAGAAGACTTTATAACGTTAGGAGCAGGAGAATTTGCGTTTTTACCTTGGAGCGGAACAGAAAATCTAGATGCATTATCCGCTAATGGCACTCCTACTTTAGAAGTTATGATTTTCGAGACAACAGCATAATAAGGAAAATCCTTATACCTAATTAATAAAACCAAAAACAATGACATACATATACTATAAAAGTAGTACATATACTACAGAACCTAAAATTTCAGATAAACAATTAGACGAATGGAGACATTTAGCTGAAAAAAAGAACTGGAGAATAACACAACTACCTAACGGGTATTATCAAACAGAGGTTAATAAACCTGATAACAAAGACTCATGGGTAGATATAACAAGGAGAGAAACAATGGAGGGTGCAGAAAACGCAGTAGATAACAGTGTTGATCACTTCAGTAAAAAACTAGAATATATAAAAGGCCCTAAGGTCGTAAAAACTTTTAAATAATAAGCATGGCATTTAAAATGAGCAACAGCGGAGACAGTTTTAATTATGGTGAGGGCACTGGATCTTCGCCAAACAAAATTGACTTCCTTAAAAAAATAGGCAAAAAAGTAGATGATACGGTTGGTAAGGCTAAAAGTAAAGTAATTAACACAGCTGCAAATTTAGCTATCAAGGGTACAAAGGGAGCGATAAAAGGAGCTGCGAAAGTAGTTAAAAAAGTTGGCACCCTTGTTAATAAGGGCAAGTCCGATGATACAGAAGAATAACCATGGGATTTAAGCTTGGCAGTGAAACTAGAGGTGGTAACATACCTTTTAACCGTTCTGATAATAATCAGGGTGTAGCTCTTAATATTAAGATAGTGAGAGCGCCGTTGAAAGGCGGTGAATATGCAGAGGCTAGGAATGATGGAACTATAGTTATAGATCCTAAAGTAAAACCAGGTAGCGCTTTCGATAAAAGAATAATCAAGCATGAGATGAAGCATATGAAAGACATGGAAGAGGGTCGAGCAGCTTACGGAGATAACTGGGTTATGTGGGACGATAAGATATACTTAAGAAAAACTATTGACGGTAAAAAGTACATAGATGGCCCTAATGGCCGACATCCTGAGGGTAGTCATGAACATCCTTGGGAACAAGAAGCTGTTGCAGCTGAAAAAGAATAAATTAATCGATTAAACAAAAAATAATTATGGCATTTAAAATGAAAGGTATGGAGTTCGGTGAAGGAACTGGATATACATCTCCTCAAAAAATGGCAGCTAATGCTGGGGCTGCTGCGAAAGCAAAGAGAGCAGCGGGTAAAAAGAAAGTAGCTGATGATCCATTTAACTACGGAGATTCACACCAAAAGATGGGGGAATCACCAGACAAATACGGAGATTCGCCAAACAATATTTTACCAGCAGTTGTTACAGGTGCTAGAGCTCTATATACTGGGGGCCGAGCCCTGGCGGCATTTGGCGGTCGAGCTTCTATTCTCTCTAAAGCACCAGCTAGTCTTAAAACTAAAGTGGCATCGCTTTTAAAGAAAGGTGTTAAGTTTGCTACACTTGCAGAATTATACGGAATGGCTAAGGACGCGATAACTGGCGGTGGTGATGATCAAAAGAAAGAAGAAACACCTGAAGGCGTTGCTGAAAAAACTGGCGAAGCTGTAGCTGACGCAGGTAAAACTGTAGCTAAAGGAAAAAAGAAAAGCGACCAAATGCCTAATTCAGATTGGAAGAAAGGACAGGATAAAGCTAAAGAAATGGGAACAGACCTTGATGCTTTAGTTAAGAAAAGAAAAACTTTAGAGAAAGGTTCTGACGAATGGAAAAGAAATCAAAACAAGATCAATGAAGCTTTAGGAAGTTCTAAGCGATATGATGTTGGTCCAGCTGAAAAAACACCAACTGACAATAGTAGTAAACTACCTAATGCTACAGAAAAAACTGATAACGTTAAGAACACTATTAATCCTAATGCTGGTACTGTTAATGTAAGAGGTGGCGGGCCTGCTGGGGCTAAGAAGTTAGAGTTTGAAGTTGACCCTGAAACAGGTCAAAGAGTTTCTGAAAGAAAAACTAAGGGTAAGAGCGATATCTCAATGGAAGGTAAGAAGATTAAGCAGAGAAACTACGGTGAGACTGGCGAATTAGATTCTAAGATAAAAGAAAAGTACAGAAGAAAAGCTGGTGGAGCTGAAGGTGGTATGGCTGATGACTACTACTCTGACAAAATGAAGAAGAGAAAAGTTACAGTTAAAGATGGCGGTACAGTTACTAAGACTAAAACAAAGTACAATAAAGATGGTACAGTTAAGAGACAAGTAACTAAAACTAGAAAAAGAAGGTTTGTTAATCTAGGAAGAAAACTTTCTGGTAGACGAGCTGGATAAATAACTAAAGAAGTAGAACTTTAAATCTACACAAGTTAAATTAAATTAAATTAAATATTATGGAATACAATTTACCAAGTGAGTTGGTGAAAAACTTAGACTTCGGTGATGACGCTAAGAAAAGAGTTATCGCCGGGGTTAATAAGTTAGCCCAAGCTGTGAAGTCTACACTAGGCGCTTCAGGCAAGTGTGTAGTGTACGAAGACGGACGTGGCAAACCGGTCATAACAAAAGATGGTGTAACCGTTGCGGAGAGCGTAGTCTTATATGATCCGGTAGAAAATATGGGTGCAACTCTAATTAAAGAGGCTGCTAGAAACACAGTACGAGATGCTGGTGATGGCACAACAACCGCTACAGTACTAGCTGAAGCGTTAATTCAACAAATAGACACTGCGGTCGCAGATGGTCTTACAATCAGAGAAATTAAAGATGGTGTTAATAAAACATTAGATGATGTTATTGAATATCTAAATAACAAAGCTATAGATGTTAAAGATGATATGCTTAAATCTGTTAGTGCTATATCATGTAACAACGATAAAGAGCTTGGTGCTATTATAGCCGAAGCTTACAACAAGGTTGGTAAAAATGGCGTAGTGTTAATGGAGGAGAGTGAGTCAGAAGACACATATGTTGATATCGTAGATGGGGTGCAGGTTGACTGTGGGATAACATCACCTCACTTTGTAACTAATACAGAGAAACACACATGTGAACTTGATAATCCATTGGTGTTTGTTTGCTCCTCTGAAATACCTAATATGAGAAAGATACAAAACATATTAGAGCATGTTATAAAGAACAACCGGTCTTTACTTATAGTAGCACCAGTTGCTCAATCAGTAAAGACAGCTTTACTTATGAATAAAGTTAAAGGTAACATCAAAGTAAACATTATTGATTTACCTGGCTTTGGTCCTACTAAGAAAGACGCTACAGAAGATTTAGCTATACTAACTGGAGCAACAGTGCTTAATGAAGAACTAGGAGATGATTTAGATCTTATGAAACCAGAACACTTAGGTGAAGCTGAGTTTTCTGTAACAGATGACAAGACTACTGTGTTAACATTAGAAGGAATGACAAATGGTATAGAGGATAGGATAGATGAATTAAATAAACACTTAGCAGAAGAACAAAATGGTTTTATTAAAAAGAAACTAGAAAATAGATTAGCTATGTTATCTGGTAGTGTTGGTATGATTAAAGTTGGCGCTAATTCTAAAGTAGAATTAAAAGAAAAGAAAGATAGAGTCGAAGACGCTATATATGCTACTAAAGCTGCTTTACAAGAAGGTATAGTGCCAGGGGGTGGCGTAGCATTATTAAATGCTAGCCAAGAAATAAAAGCTGATAAAGGTGGTAAGGTATTACTTAACGCCCTATCGTCACCATTTAATACTATACTGGATAATGCTGGGTTAGAACAAGTGGCACCAAGACCTATTAAAGGTGTAGGCGTAGATGTTGTAACTAGTGAAGAAGTTAATATGGTTGAGTCTGGTATTATCGATCCAGTGCTTGTAACTAAGTCTGCTCTTAAAAATGCTGTGAGCGTAGCCTTAACTATTATGTCAGCAGATTGTGTAATTTCAAACATAAGATTAGATGCAAGCAATTAATGATTACGTTATAGTAGATAAAATAAAAGAAGGACCAAAGAAAGTTGGTGGCTTAATCTTAACAGATGAAACAGATGAAACAAATAGATATAAAAAAGCTAATATCATATCTGTCGGAGAAATGGTGGAAGTGGTTAAAACTGGGGATAGTATATACTATGATGCTGTTGCTGGTCATGATATTGCTTATAACAATAGTATGTACAGGGTGATACGCGCTAGGGATATAGTTATAGTAGAATAATTACTATTCGCTAAAAACGTGTAATTACTATTAAAGTAGATTATACGTAAACTATAAACCCAAACCTAAACCAAATAATCATAAATTAATTATAAACTTAAAAAAACAAGATATGTTATTAGATAATGAAAAAATGTTAATTTTTAAAAATGCTGATGATGATACCGCTATGCTACCTCTTTCTAGGTTGAAAGAAATTAACGGCGGCACTGGAGCAATAGTATTAACTTTTGATGCTCTTGGTGCCGTGGACACAATCACGCTAGCTTGTGGCGCAGACGAGTTTGAAGCTTGTAAAAAACTTATAAGATTCATAAACTCAACTAGAATAGTTAACAATAGTGGCGCTTTAGTTATAGCAGATGATTTAGCTGGAGTATACTGTGACCCTGAATTTACAGGTGTAACAATAGCGTAATTACTAACTTTTAAAAATATAACAAAATGAATAAATTTTTATTTTTCCAAAACGCAGATAATGACTGCACTGTAGTTCCTTTAAAAAATTTAAAATCAGTCGATGGCAATGATGATGCACTAGTATTTCATTACGCTGGAACAACAACTGATATCACCATAGCTTTAGAAGACAACTCTGATGAGTTAGTAGCTATGAGAGAAGTTGCTGAAGCAATTAATGCTCATCCACATGGTGATGGTGTTATAGTAATAGGAGATGACGTTAATGACGTCTTTGCTATGAGTGCTTTTAAAAAAGACGGTAACGCTGTTGGCGGAGCATCATAATAAATGCGATTAACTAGTCACGATTTACGTGATTTACAAATCCTTAAGTATTACAGGCTCGTTAGAAAATGGGCCTGTAAAACTTACGGGTTAACAGACGCTGATCTTGAACTACTAATTTATTTAGATTGCAAGGGGCGTTTTACAAGAAATGATTTTATCAATGGAACATATACCATGAGTTGGGATAAGAACCGTTGGGAGAAATTAAAGAGGAATGGTTGGATAGAAACATGGAGACACAGAAATAGAACAACCATCAAATACTCTGTATTCAAAACCTCTTTTAAATGCTCACACTTAATTAGTAGAATATATAGAATACTCTTAGGAGAGGAAGATATACCTACTTCGGAAAAGAGTGTGTTTTTTAATAACAAATCATACACTGATAAGATAATGAATAAGTCTATCGATGATATGATAAAAGACAATGAACGATGATAGGAAAATTTGTAAATGGCTTATTCGGCAAAATAGTAGATAATGCAGAAGGTATACTTGACAAAGTTGTTACGACAGACAAAGAACGTGATGAAGCGAAACTCGCTCTTAGACGCTTACTACTCGAAGCCGAAACTGAAGCTTTCAAAAAAGAAGTCGAAGACAGAAAGAGCGCACGTGATATGTATAAAGACGATGCACTTATTCAAAAGATACTTGCGACTTTATTTACAGCGGCGTACTTCGGATTAAGTTTCATGATGTTTAGATTCTTCGTTACTGGAGATATCGAAATGGGTGAATTTGAAATAAGTTTTGTTTCAACTATATTTGGAGCTATGAGCGCTAAGGTTAATACAGTTGTCGATTTCTTCTTTGGAGGATCGTCAAAGAAAAATGAACAACAACAAATAAATAATAAATAAAATGGCATATAAAGATATAAGTGAATATGGCTTTGGACAAATGGGTAGTGTTTTTACTGACACTGCTAACAACGCTATAAAGCCACCAACAGATAAAGTTTTCGTAGCAATAACTTTTTTAGCAGATACTCAATTAGAATTATTAGCAACTAATGCTGGTGGTTTAACAGCCGATACATCAGATCCGAATGTTGAGTACATTGGAACAGATGTTGCCGCACACAACGCAGGTGCTGGTAGTGCTACAACTGTGTCTGGTGAGCTAGGAGAAATAATCGCTAATGATGTTACCTTCCCAAGAGGAGTTACTATCTATGGTAGATGGTCAAGTGTTGAAATAGGTAATGGAAAAACTGGGGCGTTAATAGCATATATAGGATCATAATGGCTTTAGGATTATCAATGGGTATGATATGGGATAACGTTCCTTCTCCGGCCGTACAACCTTGTAATGGCCCTTTAAACATAGATGATTGTATATTGTGGTATGATTTTACAGATGGGTCTACTATACATAATACTTTATCACCATTTGTATCTGATCAAGCTGCTAATGGAGAGCGTATAGCTAGAGTAGATAATAAAGCTCAAGGGTCTGATAGGCTGAGTACATTCTTAGCGGGTAACTGGCAAGGAGTAGATTATACTTGGGGTAGTGCTTTATCAGCAAGCGCAGATAAAGTGCCATTATTTGAAACAGGTGGAGTTAATAGTTTAAGTTATCTTCATTTTGATGGTGCTCGAGCGGATGAGCCTGTAGGAATGTTTAGTAGTGATCGTCATAATGAAAACTCTGGAACAAACGCTGTATGGTATGGAGGTTACGGCTCAGACGCTAATGGAGGTTATCTTTACCAAGGAAATGGTATGGAAATTGGTGGTCAGAACGCACTTACAGGCCATAGAAATGTATTTTCTAATGCTGTTATTAATACACATGCCTTTACCTTCTTTGTAGTTTGGGACCCTAACACTGCAAATATTAATAACACCAATTCAGGAGCGAACGGTCATATATTTTCGTTTGGTCCAGATAGTACTGATATAAGCGGCGCTGGAGGAGGAGCGAATGATGATAGGCCTTATGTTAAATTACTTTATAACTCAAGTACTGATAAAATTAGAATGGCTTACAAACCTGGATTTAATGATGGTAATACTTTAGTAAGTACAGGTGGTGCTGCTCAACAATACGGTATACCAATAGTAAATGCGCCACAAATATTTGTTGGTAAAATGTATAGTGGTACTAATGGTTTTAGCTTAAAACAAATATCAGGTTCTGGAGGATCTACTGTGGTTACAAAAACAAGTACCGTACCAAACTCATCTCCTTATTTACAAGATTTAAATATGGTCTCTGGTAGATTCCAAATAGGTACGTGGTCACTTTGGAGTGGTCACAAAGTTGACACATCACCAACTGGCCACTTATATGAAATGGTAATGTATAACAAAGTTATGAGTGATGAAGAGCTTGAGTGCGCAGAAAATTATTTAATAAACAAATATTTATAAATTTAATAAAATAAAATACAATGACAAAAAAAGAAAAAGTGATTGACCTTAAGCCTAAGGTTGATAAGATATCAGATAATCATTTAACTGATTTACAAAAAGTGGTTAACACTATAAATGCAATACAATTTAATATAGGTAAAATAGAAGCTCAAAAGCATCATCTACTACACAACTTAGACGAGTCTCAAAAGGGTGTAAAGAAAATGCAAGATATGCTTGTTAAAGAGTATGGCACGTATGACGTTAATCTAGACGATGGAACGATTAATTGGCCAAAAGAAAATACAGATGAAAAATAACATCATAAGAAAAATAACTATAGGTAAAGATTACAAGAACGATTCAATGCACTACTCTGTCGGCCAAGAAGTTTATGGTGGGCATAATATATGTGATATAATAGAAGAGGAAGATAAGTATTGTATTTATATTAAAAAGGGTGACATAGTTATACCATGGAAAGATTTTAATAAAAATATGGCTATATCTATTGAGTATAATCTAGAATATTAATGAATGCTTATAAAGATTACATTATCTCTCCTGTTGGCGATAGGTATAATAATAGTATACGAGTTGATAACAAAGAGTTGATACTTAATACCGAAGTGTTTAATCATCAGTATGTAAACAGATTAGCAAAAGTTATCGCTACTCCACTATTATTTCAATCACCTATTAACGTGGGTGATGAAGTAATAGTACATCACAATATATTTAGAAGATGGCACGATGTTAAGGGTAGAGAAAAAAATAGTAGATCTTATTGGAAAGAAGATAAATACTTTATTTCAGAAGATCAAATATTTTTATATAATAATAAAGCTACGCCTGGTTATAGTTTTGTAAAACCATTAAAAGCTATAAACAGATTTGATAAAGAATCTGAAAGGCCTTTGATTGGTGTAGTGAAATACTCTGATGGCTCTCACAGCGTAGACACGTTGGTTGGTTTTACACCAAACAGTGAATATGAATTTGTTATTAACGGAGAAAGATTATATAGAGTTATGAATAAATTTATTACAATTAAATATGAATATCAAGGAAACGAAGAAGAATATAATCCAAGCTGGGCACAAGGCGGTTGAAGAGTTAATTAAAGTTGCTAGAGAAGAAATAGTTGATTCAGACGAAGATATATCAGCTGATAGATTAAAGAATGCAGCAGCTACAAAAAAGCTAGCTATATTTGACGCATTTGAAATATTAAACAGAATCCAAGAAGAAGAAGCTATGTTAGAAGGCAAGCCAATTGAAGAAGAGAAAAAGAATGTTTTCAAAGGGTTCGCAGAAGGTAGATCTAAATAATGTATAATCAAACACTATACAAGGTCGTAGAGCCTATAAGGTTGAATACTATTAAAAGGCTTAATAAGTCTAAAAAATGGGAGTACGGTTATAATAAAGAAAATGATATTGTTGTTATTAGTAAGAGCGGACAAATTGGTGAGGTACTTGAAATCCAAGGTTTTCAAATAGCTTTACCAAGACAACCAAAAGAAATATACTCTTGTAGCGAGAATAAGAAAGAGCAGAAATGGAAACAATTCCCTCCTAACTCAGAGTTTAAAAGAATTAAAACCGTGTTCGACTGGCAGGATTATCCAGATGATTTTAAAGAAAAACATTATGGATATATAGATGAAGAGTTTAAAAGAAGAGATGAGGGGTTTTGGTTTATGAACAACGGGAAACCAACCTACATAACAGGAACACACTACATGTATTTACAATGGAGTAAAATAGATGTTGGTGCTCCAGATTTTAGAGAAGCAAATAGATTGTTCTTTATATTCTGGGAAGCTTGTAAAGCAGATAAAAGAAGCTATGGGATGTGTTATTTAAAAAATAGACGTTCTGGTTTTTCTTTTATGAGTTCATCTGAAACTGTTAATTTAGCTACATTAGCTAGTGATAGTAGATTTGGGATACTTTCTAAGACTGGTGCTGATGCAAAGAAAATGTTTACAGACAAAGTAGTACCTATTAGTTTAAACTATCCCTTCTTCTTCAAGCCAATACAGGACGGTATGGACCGACCAAAGTCCGAACTTGCTTACAGGATACCAGCTAAAAAGTTTACTCGAAAAAAAATGAGGGAACGAGAGGAGATTGATGATATGCAGGGATTAGATACAACTATAGATTGGAAAAATACAGGTGATAATAGTTATGACGGTGAAAAGTTAAATCTATTAGTTCACGATGAAAGTGGTAAGTGGGAGAGACCTGATAATATAAAAAATAACTGGAGAGTTACAAAAACTTGTTTACGACTAGGTAGTAGAATAGTTGGCAAGTGTATGATGGGATCAACTAGTAACGCGTTAGATAAGGGAGGAGATAATTTTAAAAACTTATATAATAATTCAGATGTTACAAAACGAAACCGTAATGGACAAACTAAGTCAGGATTATATTCTTTGTTTATCCCTATGGAATGGAACTACGAAGGATTTATTGACGAATATGGACAAC